ATTACAGTTCCCTCTATCACAGAAATAAAGATTCAAGTAGATTCTTAGTAACTGTGCTAAAATGCCAATGTCTAATGAAGAATATTTTTTCCAACTTTTTGAAAGGTTTCCCGACAACGAAAGAAAATACACTTATAAAAATGAATATGTAAAATCTTCAGAACTTTTAGACATGGTTTGTAATGATTGTGGACATGAATTTAGTCAATTAGCAAAAAATCATATGAAAGATCAAGGTTGTCAAGAATGTTATTTTACATCGAAACTAATGACTGAAGAAGAATTTAAGAGAAGGGGTGGCGAAATACATGAATATTTTTATAAATATGAAAATGTAAATTATATAAATGCTATAACAGATGTTGAGATATATTGTCCTAATCATGGTTATTTTATGCAACGCCCACATTTACATTTGAGAGGTTGTAAATGTCCGAAATGCTCAGTTCAAAAAAGAACAAAAACTTTAGACGAATTTAAGCATCAAGGAAATAAAAAGCATAATAATTTATATATTTATGATTTGGTAAATTATATAAATGATTTTACTCCAATAACAATAATTTGTAAAAAACACGGAGAATTTATACAAACTCCTAGCAATCATCTGAGAGGAACTGGATGTCCAATATGCAATCTGTCTAAAGGAGAACTCGAAATAAAGAAAATACTTACAGAGTGCCAAATTGATTTTGATACACAACAAGAATTCTTAGATTGTAAATATATTAGAACTTTACCTTTTGATTTTAGTATTTTCGAAAATGGAACCATGGTCGGACTAATAGAATTTCAAGGTGGTCAACATTTTAGTAGGTGGCGTTATGAGCAAGATGATACAGAATTAAACATAAGAAAACTTCGCGACAAAATTAAAAAAGATTATTGCGAAAGTAATGGAATACCTTTATTGGAAATTCATTACAAAGATATTAAGAAAATTGCTGAGTTGATTTCAAAATTCTTCCCTCAGTTATTTCCGAAACAACTTGAAATGTTTTACGAAAATCCTTATAAAAAGTTAAGCAAAGATTTCTCAAATGATACCGAAAACATCCAAGAAAACATAGAACCAGAAGATGAAGAAGATTTCCAAGAAGAACTCTAATAAATAATTAAAAAAGTAGGGAACAAAAATATGTCTAAGTTATCTTTCGAAAAATTTCTCTTAAAAGAGTCTGCAAATGTTAATGTAAAAGAATTGACCAGTATTCTAAACACTGCTCAAAAATCTATTGAAAAAACTGAAGACAAAGATGATAAAGAAGATTTGGTAAAAGAGTTTGCGGAAAAGATTTTGAAAGTTTTAGAAGATTTGATAGAAAATTTTGCGAAGGAACCATCATACTTGACAAAAGAACAAGTAGAAGAAGTTAGGAAGATTTTAGATGAATCTGGAATCAAGCATAAGGAAGTTGAATCATATTTGACAGCATCTTTAGAAAGTGATAAGAGAAAGGCTTTTGAAGATGAGCATGGTGAAGATTCTGAAGATGATGATAAGATTGCTAAGAAGGCTAAAGAGAATGCTAAGGATGACGAGAATTTAGAAAAAGAGACTGAGAAGGATTTGAAAGAGCTTGAAAAGAAAGTTGGTAGGAAGCCTAAGAAAGTTTTGCTAGGGATTGTCAAGAAAGAAGACGATGGAGAGGTTTTAGAAGCGATTGTAGGCGATACTGAACTGAGTGTGAGGGACATAGAGGGTTTGGAGTATAGAGAGGATGTAATGGCTGCTATGTTTAATGCTAGGGATTTGAAGACTCCCGCCGCGATTACCAAAAGAGTTAAAGATTTGAAAGGTGATGTAGTCTATTTTTATGATGAGAAGAAGAAAGATAATGATGAAGAGTTTTGGAAGATTGTGAAGTATTGATAGATTCTGTTAGGTTTTTTTAGAAAGGCTTTACGAAAGTTGAGCCTTTTCTTTTTGAGAATTTTCTTGACTAGTTAGATTAAATATGATAGAATTTTTCATGGACAGTAGTGGAGGATTTTTTGGATTTAGAAACAAGAAAAAGTTTAGACAAATTTTACACAAATAAAGATATATTTTTACCAATTTTCGAAGAGTTTTTCAAAAAAGGTTTTCAAAAAAAATATTCAAAATATGTTTTTATAGAACCAGCATCTGGAAATGGCTCTTTGGTAGATATATTAACAGAAAAAAAGTTTAGTAATATATTGGCGTTTGATTTGTATCCAGAAAGAGAAGATATAGTAGAACAAGACTTTTTTGAACTTAATATAAAAAAATATACAAAATCAAAAAACATTATAACATTTATGAACCCGCCATTCGGAAAATGCTGTTCAATGGCCATAAAATTTTTTAATAAATCTTCTATATTTTCAAAAGAGATTTGGCAAATAGTTCCAAAAACTTTTAAGAAAAAAAGCGTACAAGATAAATTGAATGTAAATTTTCATTTGGTTTTTGAAAAAGATTTGCCGAAAAATTCATTTATTTTAGACGACAATATTTATGATGTTCCTTGTTGCTTTCAAGTATGGGTCCAGAAAGAAGAATCTAGAAAAATCATTAAAAATAAAACTACTTCAAAGTATTTCAAGTTTGTAGATAAAGATGATGCCACTCATGCTATACGAAGAGTCGGTGGAAAATCTGGTCAGTTGTTAGAAGGGTTAAAACATAGCAAATCTAGCACGTATTTTATAAAAGTTCTAGATAATAATATTTTACAAATTTTACCCAATATAGAAATTAAAAATATTATAAATTCTACTGCTGGTGTTAGAAGTATATCAAAACATGAGCTAATAAATTGTATAGAAACCGAAATGAAAAAATTAAATAAAAAGGATGCAAATGTTAAAAGAAAAATATGCTTGTTTTATTAAAGTTAAAAATGAAACTAAAAATGATTTGATATCTAGAGAACATATAGACAAAATGTTTTTAGATGGGAGAGTTGCTAGTCCTTGGGTAGAGAGAATTTTAGAAAAGATTTTGAAAAACTATAAAAAAGACAATGAAGAAAAATCTTTTGATGCTTATTTGAATGGAAATAAATGTGAAATTAAAAATCTAAATTCTAAAGGATTAAAAACTTGTCCATCTAGCATGATAGGAACTGGTAGAAAATATGATAAGGAAATTCATCAAAAAATATTAGAAGAAAATGCCTATTATATTATTTGTGATTTAACTGAAGTTGGGTATTTTAATTATTATATTTTGAAAAGTTCTTCCGAATTACTTTTCAAACATATTTCTTACAAAAATGCTAAAAATCTTCTAAAATCTGTTGCAAAAGATTGTCTTGTTTTTTCTGGAGATCCTATTGAAATAAATTATTGATAGATTTTGTTAGATTTTTCTAGAAAGGCTTTACGAAAGTTGAGCCTTTTCTTTTTGAGAATCTTTTTCGAAAGTTTTTAGATAAATATTTGGAAAAGAGGCTAAAATGAATATATCAGCTACTATTAAAACATCTGCGGTAAACATAGTAAATATTTCTGTAGATGGTTCTAAATATAATATTGTTTATGTAGATGCTGCTAAAAACTTAAATATTTTGCAAGGGCATATTCCGTTTGATATTAAATCTCCTTTTGGGACTGCTGCTATTATAAATTTCGCTACTAGTGCTGGAATAATTTCTTAAGGTTTTATAAATGTTAAACCAAGTGAATGGAATAATAAATGGCGTTTACGCAACTATTATAAAAGTAGAGCCTGACGGTGCTGTTGTTAATGTAACATATCTCGATAGTAATTCTAATATGATCGTTAAAAAATTTGTGTTTGTTGGTGGATCAAATATATTAAATAATATTGCTACCAGTGCTACAATAATTTCTTAAGGAGTTTCTGAATGTATTTGTCGGCTACATTAAATGGTTCAAATGTTTCTGTTGTAGATATTAAAAATGTTGGGGCAACACAATATGTAACTTATGTAGACACTTTTGGAAACTTGAGTGTTTATAGAGGACTAATTTCTAATATTGGTTCTGTGCTTACTTCTGGAATATCTATAGTAAATCAAGGAACATCTGGAAGTTTTCCTGGTGGTGTTTCTAGTGTAGGATTAACATCTAATACATTAACTATCTCAAATTCTCCTATAACATCTTCAGGAAACATTTCTGTAAATCTTTCTTTATTCGGAATATCTGGAACATTTTTTAAGGTCTCCTCTGATCCATATGGAAGAGTAATTTCCGGTACTACTTTAGTAAGTGCGGATATTCCTGTTCTTCCATATGATTCTACAAGTGCTTCTATACTTTGGAGTAGACTTTCCGGAACACCAACTACACTTTCTGGTTATGGAATCACAAGTACTGACACGATGTTTGATAAGAAATATTTAACGTCCGCCGCGTATCTTCCTTTAAGTGGCGGAACTTTGTCCGGCCCTGGAAATTTAAATGTTTTTGGAAATTTGTCAGTTTCTGGAAACATATATCTGGGAAATCTCACAATAACTTCAGGGAACATATCGCCAAATGCGGCCAACACCGGATCTATTGGTCAGACTGCGCTTCCGTATAACATAATGTATTCTGTTAATTATAATAGCCCTAATGGATTTAATTGCAGTATAGGTAGTGGGAATTCCAGTGGAAATATTACCATAGCATCATCTCTAGTAGGAGGAGCCCTTAGTATAGGTGGTGCCGCCCAAACATCCCCGACAGTCATCCACGGCGGTTCTACAACAGTAGCCGCCCCTTTAAGTATTATTGCAAGTACAAACGATTTGCTTTATGTATCTGGTTCGTCATATGATATAACATTACCTACAACATTTATATCTAAAAAAGAGCAAACAATCACAAATGCTTCAGCATATAATGTTATAGTACCATCTTCTGTAACTGTTTACGGAAATGGAACATCATATACTAATACTTCAATTAATATATTACCAAATCAAATAGTTAAATTGGTTCAAATATCATCTACGACATGGTATATTTCACAATCTACGGTTGTTGGTAATTATAATATAATCTTAAGTGCTACCACTTTATCTGCATTACCTACATCCGGTATTAGTATTGGAACCCAAGCATTTTTGCCAAGATTATGTGGACATGGAATATTTTGGTTATGTTGGAATGGTACTAGATATGAAGTGCTTCCTGGCCAATCTATAATATCCGACCCTGGTGGTTTGTTTACATCAGGATATCAAACTACTGGAACTGGTGCCCAAGTAAATTTGGTGACTTATGTTATTCCAGGTGGTTTGATTGGAGATGGAGAAGAATGGTTTTCTACAATGCAACAAAAAATTGTAACATTTGTTAGTGGTTCTAACAACATGAATGCTTCTATTGGTTCTCAACAAATATCAAATACTGGAAACAACGTAACAGTCGGACAAGCCGCTCAAGCGGGAACCCATTTTTCGCACCGGGGAAATCAATTGGTCACTCAACAATCGATAACATATCCTGGTACTGGTGGTGTTACTGTATCATCTGTAGATCTTAGCCAACCCCAAAATTATGTTGCCGGTGTAAATTCCGGAATAGGAAATGTCACTTTGCTATATTTTTGTGGTTTAGGAAGATTTGCTTAAAATTTTCTAAATAGTTTTATAAAAGGATTCTAAAAAATGGCTGATAATGTTTCTATAAATACTGCTAATAATGTCGTTGCTGTTGTCGCTTCAGAAGACAACGGTTCTGGTGTTCAGTATCAAGTAGTAAAAGCCGTTTTTGGGGCTAAAGATTCTCAGCAATATATTTCGTCAGCTTCTCCATTACCTGTTTCAAATGGATTAGGTGTAGGTTATTTGCAAAGTGTTCCTTCGGGAACTTCTTCAGGATCTTCTTTAAATTCTCCTTCATATTATTCTTCGGTTAGATTTTATTTACATCCTGGAGATTTGATATCATATTCTATATCTACTTCAGCTACTGGTTCTCCATATTTTACATTGTTTGGAAATGATATTGGAGTAAATTATGACGAACCTCTTTCAAACGGTCAGAATGTTTATATTGTCTCTGCTGTAGGAAATCCTTTATATAGATTTTTGTAAGAACTATTTATGAAGTGATAAATATCTGCATGAGTTTATTACTTCTTTTCAATACTAATTCGGTTATCGTTGATCCAAACCAGACTGCATTCTCTACTTCAAGAGTTCCTAGTCAAGTTTATTTTAATCATTTTAATCCAAATTATAACAATGAAAGATTTTTGTATGATTTACTATTAGCAGAAGCATATAATAAACATGGTGTTTGTTGCTCTTATATAAAAATTTCCTATAATTTGTCTTACGACAAACTTTTTAAGGAAGATAATAATAGAACTATAGAAAGACGTTTTAATATTATGGCATACTTTGATCTTCCCCGTGAAACAAAAACTTTCTCGAATGCTGGAATAGGTTGGTCCGAAATTTTTCACATCTTTTTGTCTAAGGCTCACTTTAATGTTGCTTCTACTTGTGACGCTTCAGGAAATCTTTCGGCATATCCTCCTTATATTCCGCAAGTGTCTGACATTTTAGAGACCCAATATAATGGAGTCTTTTATGAAATTATAAGCGTTAAAGATGCTGTTGAAGTATTTTTACAAGGAAAACATTCGTGGGATATCGTTGTAAGAATTTTCCGAGACAAACACTTAAACGTTTCTCCGGATACTTCTGGAACAATGACAGACTTACTTCAATATGTAAATCAGAGTGACTTATTCAACATCGGTAATTTTATAAACCAAGAAAATAACACAATAGCATATCAGCCAGCCATTTCGGAATGTCCTCCAAAAGATCCGTTTAATGAATGGTGGAATAATTAAGGAAATAAAAATGAAATTTACAAACTACATTAAAGAAAGTTCTCAAAAAAGTCTTAAAGAAAAATCGGACATTCTTAAAGCAAAACTTATTAAAAGGTTTAATTTTGATAAGAAAGTAACTATAAAAGAACTAGAACAAATTGCCAAAGAGAATGATAAAACTCCAGAAGAAATTTTCGAAATGGTTTTTGAAATATTGAACCATTTTCTTTATAGACGTTACGAAAAGTTTACTGGAAATAAAGAAGAATTAAAATCTGGTTCAAAAGAAGAAATGGAGCATACTTCAGAACCACTAATTGCCGAAATAATTGCTAAGGATCATTTGAAGCAAGTTCCTAATTATTATTCGTTATTAAAGAAAATTGAACCAGAGGAATAGATAACATTTCGTCTTTAATTTTTTATAAATAATTCTAAAAGGGGAACATAAAAAATGGGCGATGACATAGATATTCTGAAACACTTTCAGCAACTTTTGGATAATCAGACTCGCTCTATAAATGACAGCAACAATGATAGATTTAATAGGATGGAACAAAGGTTCAACAAAATAGACGAAAAATTAGATAAGATTGATACTACTATAAACAATCACGAAGTTCGCTTAGTAAAGATTGAAGATCATATAGAATATAACAAACCCACAAAATTTGGATTTGATAATATATTAAAATATGGCCAGCCAATTTTATTCTTAGCTTTTCTGATATTTTATTTAGGTGCTACTTTGAATCATACACAAACCACCGCTATAGAAAAATCTGTATCTACCACATCTAATCTATTGAATGGTAATCTTCCATCAATTCCAGAAGTCACTAAAACAGCTAGAAGCACAACTGTAGTGAATACAAAATAAGGAAACGATGGAATCTTATTATTATCCAAGAACATCTAGAAAGATTTTAGTAGCTTTTCTAGATATGTTTAATAATATTTCTGTTTATAATTATACTTCAGGAACTAGTAATGTAGTGACGCAAATTATTCCAGTTCCTTTGAAATATGGTGTAGCAGATAAAGCTTATTTGTTTAATCTTCAACAGCAATCAGGAAAAAAATATTATCCCTCTTTGCCATCGATTCTTGCATCTATAGATTCTTTAGGGTTTTCTCAAGATAGAGCAAGGTCCGTAAACGATGCTCGGGAATTTTATACGTCAGCTTTTGGAGATTCTTTCGTAGAAGATATCCAACCAGTTCCGTATGATTATTCTTTTCAATTAGAAATAGCTACGGAAAGCATGGACCATCTTTTTCAAGTATTAGAACAAATATGCCCTTTCTTTTCTCCTACAAGTTATTTGAGAATACAAGAATTCGATTTCTTAAATTTAGAAAGAAACTTAAGAGTAGAATTGTTGGGAGTCACTATAGATCAACCTACAGAACTTTCGGAAGAACAATCTAGATATTTTAATGCAAAGATTTCTTTCAAAGTAGATGGGCAAATGTATAGACCAATTTCTTATGGTTCTATGATTAAAATTATCAATACTAATTATAATTTCGGTGCTAACTTAGGAGAATTTTATTCAACTTCTGGTCTGGCTAATTCTGCAACACCTCCTATTGGATTTAATTGGAATTTTCCTGTAAACACTTCCGCAACTGGTTATGTGAAGGTTGATAATAATTATTTTGAAAATTGATAAATAATTTTGAATAATGGCTGAAAAGCGTCCTTCGGGAGATTATTAGAAAATGTTTTATAAAGGTTTTTCGAAATGAGTGGATTTAAGTCTGGTGCATTAGAGTTAAGAAAAAAAGATTCTTTACCAGTTAATGCCGATCCTTCAAACATTCTAATAGCCGTTGATACGCAGAATAGATTATATACTGTAGATGAAAATGGAGTTTATAGATATTTGTCTGCTACCGGAACTTCAGGAACAGGTTCAGTAACATCGGTCGGTGTTTCTTCTACAACTTTGAATGTTCTTGGTTCCCCTATAACATCGGCAGGAATTATAGATATAGAATTATCCGCTACAGGAGTGATTTCTGGAACATATGGAAATAATATAAATGTAGCACAAATTACTGTAGATAATTTTGGAAGAATTCTTTCGGTATCTAATGTCGGAATTATGGGTGGTGCTGGTGGTGGGAGTGTTTCTTCCGTTGGAGTATCTTCTACCACATTAACAATTTCGAATACTCCTATAACAACTTCTGGGGTCATGTCTGTCAATCTCTCTTCGGTCGGTTCTTCAGGAACATATACGAAAACCCAAGTAGACAAATACGGAAGAATTACGTCTGGCGGATTCTTAACATCTGTTGATATTCCATTATTAAATTATCTTCCATTGTCTGGCGGAACTTTGTCTGGACCAGGAAACTTAAATGTTTCTGGGAATGAAATTGTCGCGGGGACTATTAAGTCGTCCAATTTTTCAACGAATGACAATAGTATATTTATAGGGGATTCGAATAGTTATTTGGGATCAATTAATATTTTAATCGGATCCCAGGCCGGACAATTTTTAACATCTGCTAGTGCTGGAAATATTTTTGTTGGGCAATTGGCTGGCCTCTACACAAGTTCTGGAGTATCGAACACTTTTATAGGCCATCAAGCCGGAAACCGTAATACTTTTGGTAGTTATAATTCTACATTTGGCAGATTTTCTGGAATATCAAATACTATAGGATCTGCAAATGTTTTTATAGGATATGAGGCTGGAAATAATAATATTTCTGGTAATTATAATACTTATATAGGACCGCTGGCCGGTGCGTCCCAAACATCTTCTAACAATCTTCTAATTTTAGATGCTTATGGTAATAGAGGGTCTTCTGTATTGGAATTGATTAATAGTTTAATCGTCGGCCAAGCAGATCCGTCCAGTTCTAATCAATACATTTCTTTAAACGCAAACACTACAGTCTCTCAAAAATTAAACGTCTCAGGAACAACCACTTTAGGAACTTTGACAGGAATTTTGAAAGGAACCTCTGGTGTTGTATCTATTGCTACTTCTTCGGATTTTCCGAATTTTTCTGGATTGTATCTTCCTTTAAGTGGTGGAACTTTATCTGGGCCTGGAAATCTAAATGTTTCTGGAACAATATTGGCATCTAATTTTTACACCGATAATTCTGGAAATGTTTTTGCTGGAAACAATATTAGTAAATCCGGGGCGTCTAATACTATTTTAGGAAATTATGCGGGAAGTATGATTACATCTTCTTCGTCTGGAAATCTGTTTATAGGACAATCGGCAGGATTTTCTAATCTTTCTGGAAGCAATAATGTTTTTTTGGGGCCGCAAGCTGGATTTTTTAATACTGTTGCAAACACTAATATATTTTTAGGATATCAAGCTGGATTTTTTAATATTTCCGGAAATAGTAATATTTATTTAGGATATGGTGCCGGATATTCAAATTTAGGAAAATCAAACACGTTTATAGGAACTCAGGCCGGTGCCAATCAGACATCTGCATCAAATATGTTGATTATAGATTCCTTAGATTCTGGTCGGTCTACCTCTACGTTAGAACTAACAAATAGTTTAATCGTTGGAAAATCAAATTCTTCATTACCACAACAAACCCTTTCCTTAAATGCCAATACAACGGTTTCTCAAACTTTTAATGTTTCTGGAACAACCACTTTAGGAAATTTGAATGGTATTTTAAAAGGAATTTCTGGGGTTGTTTCTATAGCAACGTCTGCGGATATTCCTGTTCTTCCTTACTTGTCTGCTATACCAACTCTAAATTATGGTTCAGTTTCCTCGGTAGGTTTAAGTTCAACCACACTAAGCATTGGATTAAGTCCGGTCACGACTTCCGGAAATATTTCCGTAAATCTTTCCGGGGTTGGAATTAGTGGGGTTTATACAAAAGTTCAAACCGATACCTTTGGTAGAGTTATTTCAGGAACTAATTTAACTAGTGCAGATATTCCTGTTCTTCCATATCTTTCCGGTTCATATCTTCCTTTATCTGGTGGAACATTATCCGGCCCGGGAAATCTAAATGTTTCCGGAACTTTGCGAGTAAAAAACTTTATAAATTCCGTGGGCGGATCTGAATTATTTCTTGGTGAAAATGCTGGATTAAATAATTCTACATTAGGGCTTAATACATTTATTGGAAATGGTGCTGGACAAAGTAACACAATTGGGGGGAATAATACCTTCCTCGGGTATAATGCGGGAACAAATAACATATCAGGTAGTAAGTGCACATTTGTCGGCGAGCTTGCTGGATATTATGCCAATGCAAATTATAATACTCTTGTAGGGTCTAATGCTGGACATGGAATTGTTTCTGGAACCGGAAATACATTCCTCGGAGCGCAGGTAGGATATTGGCAACCAGATACTAACAGCAATACTTTGATGATTGATGCTTATTATAACTTTTATGGTGATAGAGGGTCAAGTGCCGCCGAAAATGCCGGATGTTTGATAATTGGAAAGGGAAATACTACTCCATCTTTGCAAACACTTTCCTTAAATGCTAATACAACGGTTTCACAAAAATTAAACGTTTCTGGGACAACTACTTTAGGAACTTTGAACGGGATTTTGAAAGGTAATTCCGGAATAGTTACTACCGCTACGGTTTCGGATTTTCCTAGTTTTTCTGGATTATATCTTCCTTTATCTGGAGGAACTTTATCTGGTCCTGGAAATCTAAATGTTTCCGGAGTAATTTCTTCAAATTATTTGACAGGCCTAGCATTTCAAGCATATAATTCGTCTATTGGAACTAATGGTCAGATTGGGTATGCGTTGGGTAAATCATACGCAGATAATAAATCAGGGTTTTTATATTGGATTCAAGGTTCAACAGATGCGTTATCCACCTTAAATTTAGAAACATACTCTTCCCACAATCCCATAAACATTAACTCTTCTTTATTGACGGTTAATTCTGGCTTAAATGTTTCCGGAACTACTACTACAAACGGTTATGTAAATGTTCATAATACAGCGGGAATAGGTCAATGGAATAATAGTAATCAATATGCACAATTTTCTAATATTGCATTATTTAACGAAACGACTTCACCCACCACATATGGAATTTTACACAAGGACAGTGGAGATTTGTATCTAAATGCCGCTTATACTTCCGCCGCTGTGTATGTTAGAAACGTAAACGGTGGGGATTTAGTTAATGTCGGAAATATTTCTACTACTATATTAAACAATCTAAACGTTTCTGGGACAACTACTACAAACGGTTATGTAAATGTTCATAATACAGCGGGAATTGGGCAATGGAATAATAGTAATCAATATGCGCAATTTTCTAATATTGCATTGTTTAACGAAACGACTTCACCCACCACATATGGAATTTTACACAAGGACAGTGGAGATTTGTATCTAAATGCCGCTTATACTTCCGCCGCTGTGTATGTTAGAAACGTAAACGGTGGGGATTTAGTTAATGTCGGAAATATTTCTACTACTATATCAAACAATCTAAACGTTTCCGGAACAATTCAGACAAATGCTGCATCAAATGCTAATGGAACGGTTATAGCAAATACTGCCGCGATCGGGACCGTCCCTGGGTTTAGTCAAGCGTGGTTTGGATATTCTGGATTAAATTCTACCACAACAACAGCAATGGCGGGATTTAGAGCACTTCCGACAGGTGGTTGTTATATAAATTCTAATGGATCTGATTCCTATATTAGATTTAGACCAAATAATGACCAAACAGTTTTAGAAGTTACTCCGACAAACGTTAATACAAATGCGCTTACAACAATTTCAAACAATCTAAATGTTTCTGGAACAATGCTAGGAAGATTCGCATCCCAAACCGCAAACACGAACCCATATAATCTTGGGAACATATCTCCATATTGGGTATTTGCCAATACAAATAGTGTCGCTATTAATTTGCCATCATCTCCAAGTGTTGGGTGCGCTTTTTGTATAATAAATAGCGATGTTTTTGGGGTAACTGTAAATAGTTCTACAGCAAATATAAGCAAATATTATAATAATCATGTTTCTACAGTAAATTTGCCAATTCCCAGTTCGAATTCGTCGGGAGCCTATAACTGGTTTGTTTACGATGGATCGACTTGGTGGTTGGCGGGATCTTTTGATGCCGGTTACTAATAATTTTTATACAGTAACGCTAATACATAATCAAGAATCGACATTAAAAATGCTTCTTGATTCATATAAAACTCAATCATTTTTTCCGGGAAAGTTTATATTCGTTTTAGATAGATGTATTGACAATTCAGAAAATGTTTTAGAAAGATTTGCTGAAGAATTTCCAGTAAAAATTATAAAAAATAATTTTGGAAATGGTTTCATGTCAGGATATTGTAGAGATTTAGGAATATCTGAAATACACAAAGAAAACAAGAATGCCAATATATTGTTTTTAGATGGGGATTGTGTTCCTTCAAAAGATTTATTTTTAGAAGTTTCAAATATCCTAAAAACTCCTAAACAAACGATAACCATTAATTCCAGATTAAATCAATCTGAAAAAGATTCTTCCGTTTATTTGTCGGACAGTAGAGTTATGAATCCATGGTTAAAAGATTTAATATTTGTCAATGATAAAAACAATATAATAAAAACTATGGATTTGGCTAGATTGCGAATGATTACTTGGTCTTGTTGTTTAGGAATGAATTCTTTAACAATAAATGAACTAAAGAATATTAACAAAAAATTATATAATATAGAAAGAATATTTTCTCCGGCTTTTGACGGAACGTGGGGAGGAGAGGATGATTTTGTTGGGTTATCTGCTATGTTGTTTGGGATAGATGTGGCGGCTATAAATCCAGAACATAACGTTAAACATATTTGGCATGAATCAAAATCAAATGAAGATTTTATAAAAAACTCTAAAAAAGAATATGAAAACTTATTAGAATTGGCTCATAAAAAAAATGCACCCGGTCTTCATTTTTCGAAAACCGATGTGCAAAGTTATTCTAGAAAATATTTCGAAAATCTTCAGAAAGGCTATTTGTAATATTTTTTAGTCGCTTCGTATTCTAGATTTGTTTGAACATATGAATAGCCACTAGATGTTCTTAGATTTACAAATGATTGCGGGCTCGAAACAATTTTATCCCAACAATTATCTGGCGCTGTTTTTGGTGATAGTATTATTGTAGTATCTGTAGTAAATACTATTCCGATGAGATAATATGCTAGAGATGCACACCCATAATTGGCAGAAACCATTATCGTGTCCGGAACGTTGTTGGTTTTTATATGAACATAAACATTGTTTAATTTTTTTACAATTGTAGTGTCGTCTTTTGTGTATGTTGTGTCTGCTTGTAATTTAACAATTGTGTCGCTTATCCTATAGCTACTCAGATTAAATCTTCCAGTAGTGTCGGCATTAACCACCTGTGTATCGAGAACAACGGTGCTATCCAAATGCTTTACAACGCTAGAATAAAGACTAACAGAAGTTCCATTCAAAGAAAACGCATACCAAGGGATAGTCAAAGTAGTATCAAGATCCGAAAGAATTTTAGTAACAAATCGGCTAGAATCAAACTTAAAATTTCCTACCTTTGCAGTAACTGTGTCAAGATCTTTCGAAAAAGCTACTACAGAATCTCCATGTTTGATGATAGACACTGCTGAATAAAGATAAGAATTATTTCCGAAACTTGCCGAATCATAAGCAGTATAAACAAATCCGCTATAAGAACCTGAATAAGATCTTCCTAGGACGGTGCTATAATAGTTGCTAGGATTTGTATAAACATTAAACCAACCAACTTTAACAGTATCTCCTACAAAAGCATTAGGAACAGTTACATCTACATTTCTTCCTACAATATACTTAGGACCAAGAACCCCAATCCAATTTGTAACAGGAATCTCTACAAGGGTATCATTTACAACCCCATTGCTAGGATCGTTTACAATAAAGTAAACAGTTCCTAAAGTAGAATCTACTAACCTCCTAGAAGCAACATTCATAGAGTTTCCAGAATGGTTAAGTCTTACGAAAATTTTCTCTGAAGATACCCCGGAAAACTTTGCAATACCATTTTCGAAAACTTTCCTGCCAAGATTCTTCCCATTAGCCGTCCAAGCATCTACGAAATATTTTTCAGAATTTCCTACACCAGTAATTTGCAACTCTTTTCCGAAAGTTTTCCAAGAAAGCTTTGGAGAATCTTTCTGAATGTTTGTAGAGCGAAGTGAAGTAGTTCCGGTGATAGTGTAGGAACCATCTTGCGAAACCGTTCCAGTAAGCCCTGTTGATGTTACTACAGAAACTGTTGCTGAGCGCCCGGCTTGAGATAAATCGATTTGACCAGAAAGATTTACATCGGCAGCTTTCGAAAGTCCTACCAAAATTAAAAGACTCAAAATTAACTTTTTCATATCGTTCTCCAGTTTTTGTTATTTATTTTTAAGAACCATTTTAGTCCTTTCTAAGAATATAATCAAAGATGGTTCGTTTGTCAAGAACTTTTTGAGATTTTCTAAATAGTTTTGAAGAATTTTTCCGAAAGTCCATTTTAACTAAATAATTATGTTCCATCCATAGTTTTCGCTCGATGGTTGGAATGAAGGCTGAAATAGGACCTTGCGAAAACCATTCCAACTTATCGGGAGAAACTTAGAAATGCCAACAGGCTATAGAAAAACTCAAGCACAGTATATTGAAGAGTGTGAAATTGTTCATGGTAAAGGTGTAAAGTCGTTTCGATGAAAATATAAACAAAAATAAGTAAATATAAATGTTTATATGTCGTTGAATGTAAGTAAATCTTTAATCAATATACTACATCTCGGCTCGTTTGTCAAGGACTTTCTAAGAATTTTTCTAAATGCTAAATACTTTTATGACCACCGTTAATGAAAAATTGAACCAAGCAGAAGATGTAGTAAGAGCATCTAGACTGTCTCTGAAAGAGACTAATGCTTCTAAGTTAGAAA